TAAATGAAATTTTAACCACAATTTTATTAAAAAACGCCATGTCTATTTTCAAGTCTCAAATTGAAAAGTGAGAGTTGAGTGAGAGACGACACTCATTCTTACTTTTACTCGACTCCTCTCAAAATCTGAGAGTCTACCCCCAAAAAGTATGGGTTCGAGACTATTCTGACTCGTTCAACTACATAATCTAATCCTCTATCTCCGACTTTTAGAGTCGTACTCACAGTACTCGTTTTCGACTACTCGGGTCAAATCATCGCAAGTTAATCCACGAGAGACTTTCAGATTCTACCCGACTCCTCTCATTTTCTATATGATACAACAGGTAATAAATATGATTGAACGCAGTCTTGCTCTATTATTTGGTATGATCGTAGGTCTAATGGGTTACCTACTTTCAACCAGCAAGAAAAAAAGTATTAAGGAAAATTTTTTACCATCTATGACTTATAAAGTCGACAGAGTGGCGGCACCCAACGAAGATTTCGCTCATAAAGGGGAATTTTGGTCCGTTCCAGGCACATATCAGTCTTTGGTAGCGCCGAGATCTGCCAGCGTGCAGTATGGCTCCCAGATTCAGTACAACTTACCGGCTGAGGGTCTTCTCGCTTATAGGTCAAATACACCATTCGCCAACGATGGTCTTCTAACTACGGGAGAAGGAGACATTGTCCAACCCGTTACCTATGACAGGTTCATGTTCTCCAATAAGCGCTCTCGACTAAGAGAACACGGTGATCCAATTCGAGGCGACTTACCCATTATCCCACATAACTCTGATTGGTTTAGACCATCCGTACAACCTCATATTGACCTTAAAGAAGGAGCTATGCAAGTTATGGGTGGTTTTGACAATGAAACAAACAATCAACTGTCACTGCTGATGTCCGCTTCATCCGGTAACGCACTCCAAACATTTGGCGGTATGAATTTTAGTGGTCAAGATGGCCTTTCAGCCAACATGGGAGCGTTTATGAGGTCTCCGGGCTCTAGTAGTGGTATGACAAGCGGTATGGATACATCCGACGCTAACCTAATGAAGTTTATGAGTGCAGCCCCCCAAGGTTCAAACATAGTTCAAGGTTTCGCTGCGACAGGAATGGTGCCACAGTATATGACGGCGACTAATATGGGGTTGTTTCCAAGCACACCTCAGATAACAGCCAACAACGCAGGTGTGTTCTCGACCATGGGTATGGTACCACAGAATGCCGTAGCTATCGAAAGGTCTGGTGACATTAACGTTATGAGAGGTTAGATTTTTTAATGCTTATCTAAAGCATTAAAAATAATTAAAAATTATAGTCTAACAATGCGATCAAAAGTACCAGTGACTACCTGATGAGCCACAACTAGTATAGTCTTTGCTGGAAAAGTACATCGTATCTTGTTAAAAATTTTAGTACTTAAATCCTGGTCCAAGTTAGCCGTGCATTCATCCAACATGATGATAGACTCGCCGAGTATTTCTTTAAAGGTTAAATCGAACGCTAGTTTCACCCTAGCATATTCTCCCATGCTAAGAGACTTGTAGTCGACAGCGTTACCCTTGTAGTTTATAACAACGTTAACTTGTGGTCTTTTGTCATTTAAAAGTTCCAAATGAATTTGTATAGGGTCTCCAAAGCTTTCAGAGAAGAAGTCTTCCAATAGAATTTGAAGGTGTGTGTTGATCACATTTACTATACCTTTTAAAGACTCGTGTTCAGCCTCGATTATTTTTTGTTTGAAAAGAAGAGTTTTAAGGTATGTTTGTTCCACTTTAGTTTTTTCGGTTAAGAGTTCTTTTAAGGTATCTTTGATCCTTTTATATTTTTTTAATTGGGTGTGGAAATTTTTATACATTTCAAAATTGTGCATGTATTTTATCCCTAAATCGACATCTTTTATAAACTGTTCTAGTTCGGGTAGTGTTTCAGCATTATAATTAAGCTTTTTCAAATCCATCTCTAAAGCCTTAATTTTGTCCACAATACAACATTTTTGTTTAATTTTTTCTACATCAATCATACATTCCATTAAAGCTTTGTTTAAAGCACAAATTTTTTCCTGATTGTGTAAAAGTTCATCTTCATCATAATTTGGAGTATTTTGAATTTTAGTTTGCAAGTCATTTTTAACCTTTAACTGTTGACGAACAGAATTTAATTTTATGGTTAAATCTCTCTTTTCATCCTTTAAAACGTTTACATCTTTGATCACCGAAAGATCGCATTTTTCTTTTGGTATCTCCAACCTTAATTTTTCTAAATTTTTCTCAAGCTTCGTTAAAATAGCGGAAGGTTTAAAGGAACCTATTTTTCTCAATTCTTCAACTAGCATAAGGTATCGTTTGATAAAGTTAATTTTATCCACAATTTCTTCTTTATTGCAATAGAGAGTGTACTCTTCGTTTTGAATTAGAGTTGTCAAAATTTTTTCCTGTTTTTGTATGTTTTTTTTCACCGTTTCGAAATTTTTTTTTATCGTCTTATTTTCAAAGCTATCACCGCCTTCTTCCAACTCCATTGTGTCCATGTTTATGGTTAAAATACACTCGCACCTCGCACATTTAAAAGATTTATAAAATTGAGACTTTAATGCTTTAATATCACCTTCGATAGCAAGTCTATCATATTTTGAATTAAAGGTTTCAGCCTCCTTTAATTTAAATAAAATATTTTCTAATTCCGGCAACTTGGAGTGGTCAACGGAACCCATTCCGTTAATTTTATTTTGAATGGTGGTTTTAGCCTCTTCCCAGTGTATTTTTTCTTGGGAGAGAGTGTCCATATACTCGATTTCCTTGCTTTTAAAGGTCTGTAAGACCACGTTATCTTCACATATTTTTATTTCTTTGTTCAACTCGTCAAGTTGTTTTTTTAAGGTTATTTCGTCCTTTTCAGATACCCCTGAATACTTTTCCAATTCCTTTTCCAATTCTTTGGATAAAAGAACCTTTTCTTTGATTTTTAAAATATTTTGAATTGTAGCGTTTGTAAGGTCTAACTTCTTCCTTAAATCGTATATTTGAGAATTTTTATTATTCAAAGTATCTGTTTGACCTAAATTTTTAATTTCTTCCTCGGCTATTTTTATATGGTTGAAAATATCATTATAAGTTTTAATTTTTTTACCTTCTTCTTCGATACTAGTTGTGGTAGTCTTCTTCTTTAATTCAAACTCTTCCAAATTCATCTTTTTTAGAGCTTCGGGTATACCATCTCCATCTGGTTTTTCGACGATATCTGGTTTTTGGATAATTTCAAGCATATTTTTGGTATTTGAAATTTGTCCATCTAATGCGGCCAGTTCCCTATTTAAATTCGAGATTGAATTTTTTACCTTTAGCTTAAGGCTATCAACATCATAATTATTGTTTACGATAGTTTGTAAAAATGTCATTTTTTCAAGGTGAGAAAGATCCAGAAAGAACACTGAAGAATTTGCAATGCCAAAATATTTGTTAATGATAACTTGTGCTTCTTTGTCTTCATAAAAACTACCAGCGTGTGTTACGTTTAAAATATTTGGTTTTTTGGTTCTTTTAATCTTAAAATTTTTATATTCTATCTCAACCTCACAACTTGTCTTATTGAAAGAAACCAAATATTTATGCTTTGTCGCTCCATAAAGAGCAAACTGAATTGCGATTAAAATTGTTGTTTTTCCACGGCCGCTTGGACCACTAATTAGCGTTATTTCATCGTCATCAAACTCAAAGGTCTGATTGGTATAACATCTAAAGTTTTTCAAAGTTAACTTCATCTTTATTATATTGAATATTTTTTAACCATTAAATTTCATTTTGTATATAATAAAGATGAATGCTTTAATCGATTTAAATAATTGCCGTGAATATATGACTATTAACATTGGTGGTAAAGACCATAAAGTTAAATTGGGTGGAACAATTAACGATCCATATTTTTGTGGTAAAGATGTATGTGATATTTTAGGTTACAAAGACTCTAAAGATGCGATAAAAAAATTCACCGAAGAAGAGGACCGTTCTAATTTTTCAGAAATTGTGGATAAAAATAACCTCACCGTGGGGGGGGCAATTTGCCCCCCCCACGGTGAGGTTCAAATAGGCCATAAAATTTTTTCATTTAGAGAAGGTCAACTTCTTTATTTAAATGAAACAGGCTTGTATTCTTTGATTCTATCCTCAAAAGCACCTTTTGCAAAGGAATTTAAACGTTTGGTGTGTAAAACTATACTTCCAAGTATTCGAAAGTATGGTTCTTATCAAGTTGAATCTCAACTTGCCGACGCGGTGGCTCGGTTATCCATAAAAGATAGTAAAATAAAAGAGGTGGAAGAGAAAGTTAAACAAGCAGAAAAACAAGCTATGGTTGAACTTGAGGCTAGAAGAAAGGCTGAATTGAAAGCACAACGTATCAACAAATTTATGAGAAGATCAACCATAAAAGAACGAAAATTAGAATGGATCTATATAGCCACAACTAAAAAATATGCTAAAGAACGAATTTTTAAACCAGGGTCAACAGACAGGATAAGTAAACGTATATGTGGTTATACTACCGGCCACCCTAAAAAAGATTCATATTTTTATGTATGGATAAAAAAATGTTATAACGCTAAGGATCTTGATAACCATATTCAAAAAATGTTACATATGTTTAAATACAAAGAGAAATTTAATGATACAGGTAGGCACGAACTTATTCATGGTATAAAATTATCTGATTTAATTGCTATAATTGACTTTATTGTAGACAATTATGATGCAAGTATTGACTTTGTAAACAATTTTATTACTACAAGGTTAGATGAAAGCTTAGATGAAGAGGATCCCGAACCTGTTCCTCTAGATATTAAAAAATTAACATATCATATTGGTGACCACACAGAAACTATAGATCTTGAGGAGGAAGAAAGCGAATCTATAAGAGATGCTTTTGATGATATTTTACTTACATTAAAGGAACAACGTGATCGTAATACAGATGAACCAGTTGTTGTACAGAGAAAAGATCTAATGAGTCGACTATCAAACACGACTCATGGTAATAAAAAAGATCTATGGAATCAAATCAAAATATTTACAGGTTGGACCAGTTCTAAGGTTGAAATAGACGATGGACAATTTAAATATAAAATAGTATACTAATGCTTATTTTAACTTTATATTAAAGTTAACCTTGTTCCTTTGATACCCTTTTGGGTATAAAAGGAAAAATGGGAAGGGATAAAGGTTGTTGAAACCATTATTTTTTAGGAGATGTATGTTGTTGTGGAACTCTCTTTAAATAAGAGTTCTTTGATTCCTTGGCATGTTTAAAATTGCATCCAGCATCATTTTTATTTTCAATTTCCAAGGTACCATCGGGGTTTACTTTTACCACTTTAATTTTTTTGCATTTTTCTCCAAAGTTGCATTCTTTAAGGTCGGAATAGTCATGAGCGAAGCGACATTGTTTTCCATGGAAGCATTTAGCCTTTTTAAGTACAGACAAACAGAAACGGGTTGGTTTAGATGGTACACCATTTTGTGGTTGTTGTTTAACCTTTTCAGATGGAACGGTTGGTTTAGGTTGTGGTTGAGCTGATTTTGTTTTCTTTTGTTTTTTGGATTTAGGTTGTTGTTTAACCTCAACTTCCTTTTTCTGTGGTGGTGGTAGTAAGGCAGCATAATTTAAAACCCCGTTTACCAACCGATTAGTGTCGCCAACGGTGTTGGTTTTATCCCACCATGTTTTTGGTTTTTCAAGAGTTGGCGATGTTTCGGTACTTTTTGTGGGGCTATTCATCCAAGGAAAAGGTTTAATTTTTGGAACCCTTTGTTTGGTGATGCTTGGCCTGTATTCTTCCTCCTTTTCTAGTAATTGGTAGTCCTCTCCATTGGTGTAATCAAAGTCCTCTTCGTATGGTTCGTAGTTGTCGTAAAATTCTTCGTAATCACTGTCAGAATCGTAAAAAGCATCTTCTCCTCCTCTCAACATTGATAGTTTAGAAGCCATTGTATTATTTATTATTTTAACTATTTTATTTTAATTTTAATCAATTTTCTGCATTTTAGGACAAATTGTACCATATTCGACTCTAATACCCGTTTGATGCTTGAAATGGGATATAATAAAGATGAGTAATAGCAAAAAATACGTTTTTCGCGAAACTAGACGTGTTAATGGTGGAAAAAGCCTGGAAGATTCCATATCCAAAAGAAAGGGTAAAACTAAATCATTTTCAATATTTGGAAAGTGGTTCCAAAGTACCGATGATATGTGGTACTTGTATGCCTTACTATTTGGTTGTATTGGTTTACTAGTACTGGTTTTGATACATCGAAAGTTAACCAGACAAAGGGGTAAATGGACCAAAAATTTGAATTTGAATAATATTTATATGTTTAAAGGTCAAACTAGACCTCTCGAAAACAAATCCGAATCTAGTGGGGAAATTGAGTGTAGAAGGTTTCTAGAAACCATATTTCAGTCTCCCTTTCCAAAGGCTAGACCGGACTTTTTAAAAAATCCAGTTACGGGAAACAATTTAGAAATTGACTGCTTCAACGAAGCTTTAAAATTAGGAGTAGAATATAATGGTCAACAACATTATAAATTTACATCCTTTTTTCATAAAAATATTGAAGCTTCTACCAACCAAAAATATCGAGACGAGCTTAAAAGACGAATGTGCCAAGAAAACGGTATAAATTTAATAGAGGTTCCATACACCATAAAATTAAGCGATATAGGACCGTTTTTGCATCTAAAATTAAAACAGCTTGGTTACATCAATTAATACTATGTTGCTAATTCGAAATTTATACTTTTTATTTTTCAACAAAATTTTTTAGTTAATAAATATGCCAAGTGTACCTCCAAATACATATACTATCAATAACAAACTATATTATTCGGCCGACGAACTAAAATCTTTTGATCCACTTTTTTTCAAAGGTTGCGGATCAAGTATTCGAGGTGTAATCAAGAAATATGGTGTATCCCACCAAGATCACTTGTACGCAATGAAACTAGAAGATAATCCGCTTGTGGTTACTTCGAAGGTTTTAAAAGCCAAACTGTTTCTTTCTGAAGAGTGGTCTAAATCCAACCTACCTTCTCTAAATTCAAACCGTGTATATAAATATGATCCTTTACCACCCTTAATAGAACTTGAAGATTCTGAAAAATTTATGGACGATGAAGGCAATCTATACAACGTTGAAACGAGAGGAGAAAGAAGCGAAGATAAGGTGTTTTTTAAGGCTAAAGATATTTCCAAAGTATTTGATATGAAGCACCTTAACAAGGTTACTTTATTTAATAAAGAAAGAGGTTATTCCACACCTTTACATTATAAAATATTTTCTGTTCCATCAATTCTAATCAATGATGAGAATGCATCAAACAACAGTAATAGCGGTAGAGTAACCTTTCTAACATATGAAGGTCTATTAAAGGTCATCTATACCTCTCGAGGTAACCCAATTGTCGAAAGGTTTAGAAAATGGGCTACGAAAGTTATATACACAGCTCATCTAGGCACTCAAGAACAACGAGAGCAACTCTCCAAGCAAATCAAAGGTGGATCAGACCCTGAATCTGTTAAAAATGTTTTAAAGTGCAATGTAACCTCTACTCATTGTATATATTTGTTTTGTTTGGGTGGTGTTAACGACCTTAGAGAAAACGAAATTTTCAAAGAAGCCCTAGGTTCAAAGAACTTTAAAAATTCAGATAAGGTTTACAAGTATGGAAGAAGCATAGATTTGTGTAGAAGAACCGGTGAGCACCGCAGGTCTTGGTCACCATTAGAAATAAAACTAAGTAAATATGCTTACATCGACCCACAATATACATCTAAAGTAGAACTTGACCTTAAAAACTATCTTTCAGATGATTTAGAGTGTCAATTTTTAAAGGTTAAAGGACCAGATGGTCAAACCACAAACGAAATAGTGGTCCTATCAAACCAACAATTGAAACTTTTGAGCGATAAATACGTAGATTTATCGAAGGAGTATGGAGGATGCCTAACAGACATCACAAAAACTAATATAGAATTGGAGAGGAAACTTGAAACCTTAAATTTAATACATACATCGGAAATGGAAAAACTACAACACACCGTGGAATTATTAAACGGGAAAATTGAATTAAACGAATCAAAGCATCAAACAGACCTTAAAAACAAAGAAATAGAAATATTACAGTTAAAAATGGAATTAATGACCAGAAAACATTAAATTAATTTTTAATGCTTACATTAAGCATTAAAAATGTTAAATTTCGTATTTTTGGTCGTTGATGACCATCATTTCATCAATTAATTCTTCTTCTGTTATGGCCTCATTCAAGTCTATATTGTTACCTTCGAAAGTGACACCTTGAGGTTATCCTTCTTCGATAGAAGAAGAAGATATCCAAACCACTCTCCACCAAATGAAGACTCGTGTTTCCAACCACTACTTGCCGCTTTCTTAATTAGTATTGGTATTGGTTTTAAGTTCCATTATATTTTTGCAAAGTTAAATTAATTTTTAATGCTTAACGTAAGCATTAAAAATGGTTAACAATAATTTTTGCATTTGAAACATTTTAATGGTGTATCAGACATTGCCATAACAAAAGGAATAATTGTGATTAAACCCAACCATGATATGCCACAGCACAACACCAACCTTCTAAATATCTCTGATTTTTCTGGGAAGAAGAGAGAGTGCGCCTGGAATAGTGACTGGAAGTAAGCACGTAATTTTTTCAAGAAAAAATGAATTTTTTAAAAATAGAAAAAAGTTATGGTTTAAACAACCTTAAATTCTCAAATAGTGGATTCATCCACTATTTTAATTTAATGGTCTAAATAACCATTAAATTAAAATTTGAAACTTTTCCGTGGGTAGTACCCTTGCCCAACTTTTTTAAAAAGTGGATTTGGTCTTTTCAGAATCCACTTTTTGAAAATTAGAAATTTTTTGTCTATGTGATGGTTCGAAGCACCATCCTATTTCAATCTCAATTTTTTTGATTCTTTGGTTGAATCGTTCCCTATCTAACGCTGCAGTTTCCCATGGTCCCTTTCGATCTTCTCTTTCGGTGTAATATATTACTGGGGCCAGGTTAAAATCCACCTTTTTTGTTCTAACACCGCCAGAATTGATAACTCTTTCACCGACGAAAGAGTTAAACTGCGAAGTGTGCAGTACACCTTTGGGCTGGTTCATTTATTATTAAAAATTTTAAATTTTTTAAAGCTTTTTAAAGCTTTAAAAAATGATAAACATATATATTAATGATCGCTAAGGTCAAGATCTTTATCAAGAATTTCATCGTCGGTATTGTATGCCTTTTTAGGTTGAGGGTTACCTTTTTTTTTCAATAAAGGCTTTACTGGAACATTATCTTCTTCGTCATCAGAAGGACCAAAGTCTGAATCAACAACCGCCTTTTTAGGCTTCTTTTCAACCTTTTTCGGTTTTTCAGGTTTATTTTTTTTAGGTTTAACTTCCTCCTTAACTTCGACTTTTTCTTCTTCGGTATCAGCATCAAAATCAGAGTCGATTTTCTCCACTGATTTAACCCTTTCTTTTTTGGCTTTTGTTTTGGTTGTTTTATCCTTTACGACGCTCTTAGGTTTATGAGCGCTACAATGAGTAGCCCCACCCTTAGGTTTTGTGGTACATTGTTCACCAGTTTTAGCGCCCACTACAAAAATATGATGACACAAGTCCTTGGTTTTCGGAATATTTTTTTTCGTTGTTTTGGTTGCTTTGGTGGTGGGAACATCCATTGTATCGACTGGTTCGCACGATGCACTTGTATCTTTGATTGTAATATTCATACCTGTTAGGGAGTGCCATTTTGCAATGGTTTCGGAAGAAGGGACGTTGTAGGTTTTTTCTAACCACATTGTAAGCTCACCGATAGGTTGAGCGATAGTTTTCATAATTTCCATAATAAGAGCCATAGTTGCGTTTATTTAGATCTTTTTTTCGGGTAAAATTTCAATTTTCTGCAAAAGCCCACCAACAGCGTAATTGTTCTATTGAACTGGAATCACGTCTTTAGTTTGATATGATTGGTGCTTTGTAAGTCACAAAATTGGTATAAAGTAAGAATTTTTAATGCTTTAAAAAAGCATTAAAAATTATTTAGGAAATTATTTAGGTAGAAGTTAATCTTAAAATATTTCTTTAATTCTTCTCGGGGTTATTAAAGCAATCTTCAACCAAAGAAAAAATACAAGTTTGAATATCTTTTTAGGTTAATTTGGAGTTTACGTTAAGCTTATTGCCTGGTTTCTGGCCGAAGTTAATTATTTTCCAATGTAAGAACTTCCTTTATTCTTTTCTCTTCTTGCTCTCCTAGGTTATGGTCGTCAAAGAAGGCTAAACAGCTTTTAATTTGTTCAGCTCTTTCTTCTGGGTAATCGTCAGCAAAGAATA